GTTCAAGCATCACTTTCACTAAGAACCAATGAACGCGGTCAGAAGCCTCGCTGAGGTCAAGCGTTGCCATCGAATGGTCAATGCTTGCTCTCTGGGCAAGGTTCTGATTGCGAGATTGGTCCTGGAACCCTAGCACCTTCTCAAGGGTGCTGCGGCCAATCCACTCATAGATCTCCCTTTTGAGACCCTGCTGCGCATATTGCATCGCAGAAGGTTCAATAGATATGATCCTGGGTGTGGCCTGGGTCTTTGGCACTGTAATTACCCTTACGGGTAATTCAGTATCAATGGGTACGGGCACAACCTGTCCAGCTGGGTACACGGAATTAACCGTGTACCTCCATTGGGGAAAGACTTCTTCAAGTCTTTCAGTCCAATAGTTGTAGTCTCGCTTCTCCTTCTGGGAGATGGATTCCGCAACAGCTCCAGGTCCGTGCTTGGGGATAAGTTCAAAGTTGGCGACCTTGGTCTCCAACGCTGAAAACATATCTCCAAACAACTTCTGGCTGATCACTCGAAACTTATTCAAGCGATCGGGGTCAAGGCGACCCGGTAAACCAAGAAGTTGACCGTCGGTACGGATGAATTGATCAAACGCGGCTGCATCCCTTTCAGGAGTGCAGTCACGTTCGATCTTGTGAGATAGGTAGCAAACCTGTCTCACAGCCCAGATACAGTCAGTATCTGGGTCATCCAACAACCGCCCGTCCTTGTGGAAGATTCGGCTGAGGAAACCTGACATAAATGTCGGGAGACCTCGGGACCTCTTGAAACCAAGAGGCTCTTGAGCCGGCCAGGAGCCCTCGTCCAACGCTCTTTCGAGAGTTTTGGCGAACTTCGGCAGGGTGATCGTAAGAAACGAATCACCTTCTTCTTCCCATCGTGCAGTGATGTACGAGACATCAAGCAAGATGCCAATCGAGCAATGTTGCGCTGCAGAGCGCAACGTTGAGAGATGGAGAGTTAGTAGGCTTTTCATCGTACCCCTTTCGAGGTGGTCGAGTCCTGCTCTTACTAGCTCTACCGATCCTGTTACCTAACTCAGCCGCCGCGAGGCAACTGAGATGCCCACAATGCAGACAGTGATGAGAATCGAGGTGACAAGCGTGCCGAACACGAGAACGAGTTCGGTCATCGCTCACCACCAAGGATCTTGTCAGTGTTTGCGCCAGTGG